TTATATTTTCAAAAAGAACATTAACACGTGCGGGGGTAGGTCCTGAAACCTTATATCCGTAAAGTTTTCCTAAATCTACTAGGGTTTTTCTTCGTGCAGCGGTATCAATAGTAAGTTCGTTAGCAACTCGATCAATATAGTAAGATTGAATATCACCCATGTAAGCAAATGACTCTAGAAGGATTGTTCCTAGATCGCTTGGGTCATCTGCTGTCCACGCATAGTTTGTTCTAACGTTTACCAAACTTGTTAGATCTTCCAACAAAGCTTGATAGTCTCTAGAGGTATAGTCTATCTGTGCAGGTACTTCATTAGCCATTTTTCATCACCTCGTGGTAGTCGCGTCTGGGTTTAAAGTGGTGCTTACAACTGTGATACTGTCTTCAATAAAATCAGGTAGGGTAACATTAAGCTCAACTGTTACGGCTCCGGTATCTAAAAACCCCTTTATAAGGATATTATTAACAGTTAGGTCTGGAATCCATGTAGAGATGGCCGAACGAATTGCGTCATTAATTGCTTTTTCAACATTACCTTGGTTCTCAAACATTGCGGTAGCAATATTTGTTCCGTAGGTAGGGCGCATAGGGCGCTCACCAATAGCTGTAGAAAGCAGCGTTAGAACTCTATCCTGATAAATTTTTCTTTGATCAGTTGTGCTAGCTGTTTTACCAAAAGGATCTAGGGTAAAAGGATACGAAATTGCTTTCATGCCTGTACTCCTATCCATACTGGTTCTTCAAGTAATCCGGCTACAAACATAATCCATACCCTTTGACCCTTGTTAGGGATAAAGCGGTGAGGTGTATGCTCGTCTAGATTGGTAGCGTCATTAAACATATTTGTTTTAGCGTCTGACCCATTCCATTTTTTTGCCGCATTTACCGCAGTTTTATGCGGATGTTTAAGGGTACCAGCCCCTCCTTTTGCTACCACGGTCAACGCAGGAACAGTAGCTGAGTCTCCCCGAGAATCTGTAATAGAGGTTGACTGGGTAGTCAACAGGGCGGCTACCTGAGAAGCCGTATGCTCTTGATGATCTGGGTGGTTTGCATTATAGGTAATCGGCAACACGGCCCTAGCCCAGTCTGTAACCTCTTGACCAGTAACCGTAACCTGAACCTTAATTCTTCCTTTTTTTAAAGGATCATTAATTTCTTTAACTATACCCTCGTAGATTCCGTAGAATCTTGTTCGACCCTGCGGATCTTGCATGTAGGTTTCTTGGTTAACGTCGTACGCGGTCATTTAGCTCTCCAAGTTACTTGTCTAACCACTTGTGAAAAATCTGGCTTGTCGTTTTTGTATATGTTTGGTGTGTAAGATGTTGCAAGGGATCTAGCATTAGGGCCAGCAATATTTTTAGCTGATTTAGTCTTTTTTAAACCCACGTCTATTTTTCCGTTGTTTACCCCAATAGCGTAGTTGTTTAATTTAGATCCTTTTGGCCTTAAAGACTGATTTGAAAGCTCAGCTTCAAAATCTCTTTTACCTTGTTTATTTCCAGCATTTGAATCAGCGCCACCTAAGGAGTCTGTTCCAACTAAAACTTCCATCTGATAAGTATAGTTTCCTCCACCAAAAAGATGACTAATAGATATTACGTTCCAGTACCCGGACATATTTTGATCTAAATTATCTAGGTATATTGTTTCCCCTACAGAAACGTTTGCGTCTCCCAGTAAAAGGACAACAGCTCTGTAGTTATATCTATTTGCTTCTGCTAAATCTTCAGCAATAAACTTTGCTTCTGATACAGTTTTAGCTACTTCAAAAGGCAAATGTTTTACAAATTTTGCTTTTTGTGACGTTTTACTATGCGGATTTTTTGTCATTTTTTAAGAAACTTCTTACTAGGCGTAACCGTACCCTTGGTTTTCTTTTTAGCGGGTTGAATTTTGTGCTTAGTAGCAATAGTCTTATTGTTAGTTGAGTGCAAACCACTTACCACTCGGTCTACTGTAGCTCCTACCATGTCTGGAGCTTCGTCAGATATTTGAGGGGTAAACTCAATAAGAGTTCCCATAGAAGAAATGCCTCTAACTGTAGGGGCAGCCGTTTCTTTGAAGAAAACGGATGCGTTATTAGTGCTAGCTGAGCTTAGTTTGTTTTTTGACATAAAATAAACAGTAGTTCCAGTAACTTTTAATCCAAAACCAGTTTGTTTAGCTAATCTTCTTAATAGTTGCCAATCACTCTGTCCAGCTTGAGCAATAGTTGAAAATACTCTAGGATGTCGTTGAGTAACTGCTTTTAATCCGTATTGCTTACAAACTTTTTGAACAACCTGATCTGCGGTTACGTTTTTGTATATTTTTTGTCTTGTTGTCTTTAAAAGATAGGTCGGAGAAATACAAATAATCGTAGTAGCGTTTTCAGACACAGTAGAGGGAATAATTTTGTGAACATATCCTACCCACGTTTTTTTATATCCAGCACCAGAGTACTCAAACTCGACTGGATCTCCAGAACCAACAAAGTTTAGGGTATCTTCTACTTTTCCAGCGTACTTTATGACTAGTCTGTCATGAGAATTAAACTCTTGCTCTAGTTTAGCTGAAAGAAAAACTAAATCAAACGTTGGACTTAGAGGAAACCGTACTGTTCTGCTAGGGTAGCGTTCTAAAGGGGTTTTAACTAAATTCTTTTTAGATAGCGGAATAGCCACGTTAAGACCTCGGAACTCTAATAATAGTGCCAGGCGCTATTTCAAAAGCATCAGGAATTTCTGGGTTTATGTCTAGTATTTGCCACCACAGATTTGAATCACGTAGATAAACAGCAGCTAAGTAGTCTAATCTATCTCCTTCTACCCAAGTGTAATCTATGTAGGTAATTACTCTAGATTCTGGAAACTCTCTATACACAGTCCAAGCATAAGCACCCGTATTCTTATTTTTAATCTGTTGTGCGTCTCCATCATCGTAGCGAGAATCTCTGTAAACTGCCATTAGATTTCTCCAAACTTTTGTCGACGGTTAGCAATAATTTGAGCACTAGTTAGAGCTTTAGTAACCGGAGTAATTTTATTAAGAGCTTCGGCTTGCTTAAACTTCTTAAAGTCTCCGCTTACAAGGTCTGGCAAACGCTCAAGGGTTATTTGAACAACAGATCTAATAGGAATCATATCCCTAGTAAACATGCTATGTTCTACGCTAATACTCTGCATAATTACTTTATAGCGCTGCCTTTCAGAAATTTTAAATATAAACGGAAGTTGAGTAATATATCCCATATTTGCGCTAAGTAGCTCTAGACCATCTTTTGGAGACTCTCCCATTAAGATTACTTTTTGAGGGTTTCCGTTAAGAACTCTAAATAAATACTCAAGATCGTACTCTGTACCTCTATGTAAAATACCGGCGCATTGTTCAGCATCCATAGATACCGGGTAGTTACCCTGTGGAAGAGATCCCCCTCCGCTTTTCTTCCATTGTTTCATGGTAGCCATATCAGCTACACGGTCTAGAAGAATATTGACAGTAATACTTCCGCCAATACCAGAAGCTACTAACGCAGCGTTGTTTTCGTTAGGGCGGGTCCAGTCAACTTGGTTATTTGAGCTCATGTTATAGCTTATATACTGAGGATTAAACAAGAACCTAAATCCCCAAAAACGGTTTAATTGAGCAGATTTACCACCAGGCAATTCATTTTGTTTTTTATCTGGCAAGTCGACTATCTCTGGGTCTACGTAGAATGAAGCTAGTTGATCATACACGTTTGCATTTTCGTATGAAATTTCCTCATTATTTACTCGTGCAGAAAAATGTCTAGTAGATATGTGAGGATACGGATTAAAATCAGCAGCCTTCTTTACAGACTCTGGTGTTTTTGCTGGAGGTGGGGTATTGTCTCCTCCCCCACTCGCGGCGTTACAGTTTTTAGTATCAGCTAGTAGTTTTTTAGCTTGCTGCCACTTACTGTTCTTCTTATTAAAATTATAGTTTAGTTCTCTACCGCCACCCAATTTATTTTCTTCTATAAGGTTGCCTAACTCATTAAAGTACTTAACCGTAATGGTTACTTCCCACTTAGGTCCTAACCCTTTCTTTACTTCATCAGGGGTTCTATTTAATTGGACAGCGTTGTGTAGCCATCTACGAGCCCAACGTCGTGTTTTAGAGCACCATTCATATTCAGGGTTTTGACCAAAAGCAAGACCAGCGTCTGTTCGACTTACATTTTCAGGAACCCCGGGAGGAGTATCTTTTTTGCTAAAAATAGAGGAGGGAGTGCTTGGACCCGATACAGTAGTTACGTCTGCCCAGATACCATTAATTTGAACTTGAACTGTAAACTTTGGAGAAACAGTTCCATTTACTCCTTTAGGTACTAAAGTAAAATCATAGTACTTATTTTCAATAGTTCTAATGCCTTTTACATCACATATTGTTTTTACCGCTTCTTTAAAGGTTGCGTAAGCTCCAGTATCAAGAACTCTTGACTTCACATTACCGTCCCCAGATATTGCTACTCCTCCATCTGGAATAACGGTAGTAGTGCTGCCTACTATCTTGTATACAGTAATTCTGTAAACTACTTGAGAGTCAACCATCACAGGCTTAGTTTTATTAAACTTTACTCCATAGATAGATGGAGCAGACACCTGGTCTGTACTGTATTTGTTTATTTCATAGGCATCAACAGAGTATTTATAGTCAGGCGTTGCTGTTGGCATTAGTAACTCCCTATCGCTGCAATGTCTTTATCAGTGGCAATAGCTTGCTTAAACTTATCTAACATTACAAGAACTTCTTGATCTCCAGCTTTAGCAATATTTACAGACATTTGTACGTTGATTGTGGCCCCACCAGCAACATTAGACCTATTGTTTCTAAGAAGGTCAGCCTGCCCTTTATTAAGAACCATTTCATCTGGGTGTAGGTAAGCCAATCCTTCTTTAGTACGGTCAGTTCCGTATTCGTACGCTGGAATGCCCGCAGATTTAGCGGCTGCTTCAGCGTCATCTAAGAACTTAGAGAATGAGCCATTGCTGTATGCAGACCAAGCCTTCCAGTTCTTACCCTGGTTAGAAATGTTCCAAGCTGCCTTAATATTAAAAGAGGGATCAAATAGTCTCTTAGGATCTCTCCATTGACCTGATTCGCCAAATTTTTTAGGGTCTTTTAAACTTCTAATTTGGAAAGGACCAATACTAGGTCCGTAGGTTTTATTTTGTATACCTTCATCACCAATAGCTTTAGCTCTACCGCCTGACTCTGCCAAGGCGACCGCAAAGGC